GGCTACTTTCGGAGATTTCTCCACTTCTTGTATCATAGTTCTATTATTTATGATTCTGTCATTCCCAGAGGGATAGGTTTCCACATTCCGTTTTCGTTTTTGATTTCAGCACGGATAAACTGTTTGCTCACTTCCGGCTGGTAGGCTTCCTCAATGATACGCACACCTTCAATGAAACGGTCATCTCCGGTTTCCATGGCCACTTTGCGAAGCTGCACGATGCGTGAAGCCTTCAGCGTTCCCTTGGCATCACGGGCCAACAGACGAAGCACCATGCTCACCAGTGCCTTGGTCTTTTCATCTTTGGCCAGACCTTCGATGTATTCCTTCACAATGGCTATACCGTCTTCCACCGTGTCACGGTAACCGTCGGTCACATACACACCCAGCGTGATTCGTTTGTCGCCTTCACTGTTAGTAAAGGTATGGCTGCGCTGGTCATCCTTCACCTTGGTCTTGAAAAGGTCTGCCTTCATTTCCAGAATGGTTTTGAAGTTGTCCATCACAGTCTGCTTGCTTGCCTTGATCTGCTCACTGATGCCCAGCAGTACCGGAATGGAGTTTGCTATCTCCTCATCCACCATCTGTTTGTACATTTCGCGGTCATTCTTGGCTTTTTCCTCTGCCGCTTTCTTTGCTTTTTCTCTCTGGAAGGCTTCAAATTCCGCCTTTTCCTCTGCCGTCATTACCACGGTCGTTTGTTTCATTTCTTCCATGATTCTTGTTTTTTGGGGTTATTGGTTTTCATAATCCTGCATTTCAGGTTCGTCTTCCATCAGCATAGCCTCTCCGTTGGCGTATGCCCAGTCAGCCAGTTCACTATAAAACTCGGCTGCATCTTGCTTCTCCATATCAGAGACAAGCAGATTGATTTCCTTTTTCAGATTCTCTAAAATCTTTGTGTTTCTATTTTCCATATCCAATCAGTTTGCCGGAGCATCAGGGTCAATCTGAATGAGTGATACCACGCTCACGGGGTTAATCGTTTGCTTTTCTTTCTTGGGCTTCAAGCCGCCTTTCCGTTGTATGGACCGAAGCTTTACCGCCAGCTCCTCCAGTTCGTCCACCGTAATCTGTCTGAACGCCTTGCCGGATATTCGGGGATTACTGCAGAAGTCATTGATTCGTGCCCAGTCGGATGTATCTATGCCCAGTTTCTGCATCAGGTTCAGACAGAGACTCCGTTTCCGCCGCAGCTCCTCACGTAGTTTCTGCCGCCATTCGTCTTGTCCGCTCAGCTTCTCCAGGGCAGTACAACAAACTTCATACTCCTTGGCCGTCATTTCCTTCAGACTGTCTGTCCGGTTCCACGTGTACTGCAGCACGATTTGTTTTTTGAATTCCTCCCGATCGCCCTGATAAGGCAGTTTGTTGAACAATGCATAGAACCGGGCGAAATTGGTTACTTCCTGTGCCATATCATCCTTTCACCTTTTTCTCCACTGAAAGAATTGCCAAACTTATCATCATAAGTTTTACAGACTGGCTGTCCTCTTCAAACAAATCAATATCCGCAACCACAGGCTCACCGCTCATGGTGTTCCATATTTGCTCTACCTCTTCCGTCTTCTTTTGATTCATCAAAAAGAGATACGCGTCATACTCGGAACGGTCAAATTCAAATACGACCTGAACTTTCTGTTTTTCTTCCATATATTCACTATTAAAAGGTTATTCAAACAATACTTTAATGCCACACGAACTGGCCACATCAAGCTCCAGCTTAGCTCCTTTACTCAATTCCCATCCTTGTAGCATATAGATAAAATTACAATCCAGTAACAGACGGATGTCCGCCCGCATGTGCTCTCTCCAGTGCGCTTCATCCGGCAGTCCGTTTTTGAATGGATTCACCGGAACGAACCCCATAGCACGCAATCTGTTTTCAGCATCGAGGAACGCACCTTTGCGCTCATCGATATTGTAGTGGGCTATTGCACCACTGATGTAAACTTTGTCTTTTTCCATATCACTTCTTTTTGATGTTGACTTTACAACTTGGATTCCATATCAGCACATTACGTGCAAACAAGACATCACCCGTTTCTATTACGACATGACCGGG